GCACTCGGAGCAGACAGCGATGTCCGCTAACGGGTTTGACGACGCTTGGGACTGGTACACAGGGGGCCCCCGGCAGAGGCTCCAGCCGGGTGGGTCGATTGTTTTGGTCCAGACCCGGTGGTCAGAGAAGGATATGACAGGTCAGCTTTTGAAGGCGATGGCTAAAGACCCTCTAGCGGACCAGTGGGAAGTTGTAGAGCTACCAGCTATTTTTGACGACGGGACCCCGTGTTGGCCGGAATTTTGGTCAATCGAAGACCTTACGGCGGTGAAGGCGTCCATTCCTCCGAGCAAGTGGAACGCGCAGTACCAGCAGAACCCTACCGGCGAAGAGAACGCAATTATTCCTAGAAATTGGTGGAAGACTTGGGAGAAAAAGAACATCCCCAACCTTGAATATGTTATACAAAGCTATGATACAGCGTTTAGCAAACGGGAGACCTCTGACTTTTCAGCGATCACCACGTGGGGTGTTTTTCGGCCGGAGGACGTTGGGGGGCCCCCGGGGTTAATTCTTTTGGATAGTAAGAAGGGGCGGTGGGATTTCCCGGAGCTAAAGCAGATTGCTTTGGAGCAATATAACTACTGGGACCCCGACACCGTCATCGTGGAAGCTAAAGCGTCTGGTCTACCGCTCACGCATGAGTTAAGAAACATGGGAATACCCGTTGTTAACTTTACGCCGAGCAAGGGTAATGATAAGATAACGAGAGTTCATTCTGTGTCCCCCTTGTTTGAGGCGGGAATGGTTTGGGCCCCCGACGCTACCTTTGCGGACGAGTTGATAGAAGAGGTAGCGGCGTTCCCGAATGGCGAGTACGATGATTTGGTGGATAGCATGACGCAAGCTCTTATGAGATATAGGCAGGGCAATTTTATCCAGCTACCGTCAGACGACTGGGGTGATGATGTGGAAAGTCTTAAAGTAAGGGCGTATTACTAATGGGAAACAGTGTAGTTAAGCTTGGGGCGGGTGACTACCCCGGGCCAGAATATGCAGAGGGTGACCAGATCACCGAACCGTACTACCTTGGCGAAGAGTATAACTTCGAGACAGAGGACCCGCGTCGCTTTGACATGTATGAAGACAGCGGCCTGTTTGCAAAGCCTTTAATGGATGAAGCTCTTGAGTCGTTGGACGCGGAGGGTCGTGCGCGGCCCACGTATCCCAGCTTTGGGGAATACATGGAGGTAGACGAGTCAGGTGGGTTTCCGGCCTTTGGAATAATGACCGGCCTTGGTAAAGACGAGGACACAACGGGTCCAGATACAATGCAGCCTATTCCGGAATATTCGGGCATAGAGGGGTTTGATATTTACCAAGATTTGGCTCCGCCACAGTTTCCCCGCCGACCTATGGGTAAGCAGCGGTTTGAGCAGAAGCGGGGATTTCAATTCGGGCAAATTGTTCGTAACGACACTGTTCGTAACACCCTGTTCCAGAAAGCCGGAGTTGGCGGCCAATCGTTTAGCCCCGCGGCTATGGAACAGTTAGATAGTATCTTGGGACGGGACGTTGGCTAACGAAAAAGTATACTCGGGGATTCCGCCGTCAGAACGTCAGTATTCGGGGGTCCCCGTTCTTGGCGGGCTAGAGGCTGCGTATAGTTATCTTGCCCCAGTAGAATACCCTGTTATTGAAGAACCGCGGACCGTGTACACCGAAGATATGGGTCGGCGCTACACTTCGACAACACCGGGCGTGTATGGCGAACCGCGGCCCGCGGTCCCCGCAGCTATTCAAGGCGGAATAGAGTTTTTTAAGCAGCTTATAGATCAGCCGGGAGAAACTGCGTCAGCGGTAGCCGAGGGTATTGCGTCTATACCAAAGGAACAAATGCTTGGGGCGCAAGCCTTAATGGAGGGTGCGGACTACGCGTATGACCCAGAGACTAATGAAGAGTATCGGTTTGATCCGTTTCTAGCTGCTGCGCCAGTAGCTGGTGGGACGGCGATAAGTATTGCGCGTACTGCGGGCGATACCGGAGAAGTGCTCGGTATTATGGCCGGTAGGAAATCTTTAAGTGGTGCGGACAAAGAGCAGGTTGCAAAATCTTTGCGAGCTATGGGCAAGTCCCCGGACGAGATTTTTAGAGCAACACAAGCTTTTTTTGACAGTGATGTTTTAGGTAGTGACACTGCCGCTTTTCGGTTTGAAATACCCACAGCTAACTCTAAGTTTAAAGAAGACGGTCCGGTTGAGATGTTAGATGTGGACTATGGTAGGGGCTATGCTTTTGGTCTTGGCGACGAATACAGAAAAGTAACCTTTGACGAGGAAGGTAATCTTTTAGAATTAAACAGGGGCAGAATACCTACGGTAGGCGAAATATTTGATTTCCCCGAGTTATATGAGCAGTACCCTGAAATTAAAGACGTTTTAGTCGTAAACCTTGCGGCACCAAAAGGAGAGCCGGTCTGGAATGCTCCGCGGGCTGTGTATGCGAGTGGCGTGGAAAGCCCGTACAGGAAGCCGACCATTGGCCTGAGAGACTCTCAGTCTCAGTCGGAGCTTCAGTCAAGCTTGTTACATGAGCTTCAGCATTGGGTTCAGACAAAAGAAAGCTTCCCGGAAGGGGCTTCAGGGGCTCGTATTATGGCCTTAATAGAAGAAAAAATGGGTGCTAAGATGGACCCTGATTTTTTAAAAAGCGTGGCATATGCCGCCTATGAAAGTGTGTACGGGGAGGCTGAAGCCCGTAACGTGCAACGCCGTTTTTCGGATTTTAGGAAAGCCGAATTAAATCCTGTTGAAACTAGACGGGCTGATGCCCCTGATGATGACATAACTATGTCGGAAGACGCTGCCGCGGAAAGAGCAGCGGAGATGATAAGGGAAAGCCTAGAATACGGTGATTATTCGTATGAAGACGTTTTTCCAGATGCTTTTAAGGCAAAAGGCGGCGTAATAACTTTGGCCGACGTAGCGCGAAACGTGGGCCGCGGCCCACGGGGCGTAGCCGCTCTTGCACCAATAGCTAGGAATATGAACCGGCCTATGGTAAGTTAGGCACAAAGGAGATACAACATGGCTCGTGAACCGATTGCTGGGATGATTGAAAAGAACGTCCCGTCACAGCTTGACATGGAAGATTTAAGTGCCGAGGTGGAGTTAGAGCTCCCCGGCAGCATGGACAATGTCGTGTCCTTTGAAGGTATGTCGGAAGACATGGACATTGAGATATCCCCGGAAGAGGACGGAGGGGTAACAGTTGATTTCGAGCCTGCCGATCAGCGGGGCGAAAGCGACGATTTTTACATGAATTTGGCAGAAGAGATGCCAGACCGTGAGTTAAGCCGCATTGCGGGAGAACTCATGTCTGAGTTTGATGCCAACAAGGCTAGTAGACAGGATTGGGAAGATGCTTACGCTAACGGTTTGGAGTTGTTGGGATTCAATTACGAAGAAAGAAGTCAGCCGTTCAGAGGCGCTTCCGGGGTTACGCACCCGTTGCTTGCCGAGGCGGCTACGCAGTTTCAAGCGCAGGCGTTCAATGAGTTGCTGCCAGCCAGCGGGCCCGTGCGAACTACTATTATGGGAAGCGAAACTCGGGATAAACAGCAACAGTCCCAGCGCGTAAGGCAGTTTATGAATTTTTACATCACTAATGTGATGGAAGAATACACGCCTGAACTAGATCAAATGCTGTTTTATTTGCCGTTGGCGGGGTCTACGTTCAAAAAAGTATATTACGATGAGACGTTAGGTCGGGCAGTAAGTAAGTTCATTCCCGCAGAGCACCTCGTAGTGCCGTATGAAACGTCTGATTTAGAGACTTGCCCCAATATAACGCAAGTTTTGCGTATGTCTTTGAACGATTTACGCAAGAAACAGGTGGCCGGGTTCTATTTGGATATACCTGTATTGCCCGCGCAGGCTGAAGCAGACGCCGTAACCAGTGAAATCGACTACATTGACGGCATTTCATCGTCTCAAATCGACTATGATTGTACTATTTTGGAGTGTCACGTCGATCTAGACCTTGAGGGATACGAGGATACTGACGAAGACGGTGAGCCGACAGGCATCAAAATACCATATGTAGTCACAATTAGTCAGGACAACGGGAAAATCCTGTCAATTCGCAGGAATTACCGCGAAGAGGACGAAAACAGGCGTAAAATTCAGTATTTTGTGCATTATAAGTTCCTTCCGGGGTTCGGTTTCTACGGTTTGGGCTTAATTCACACTATTGGCGGGTTGTCACGCACCGCCACGGCGGCTCTGCGGCAGTTGATCGACGCCGGTACGTTGTCCAATCTTCCAGCGGGTTTCAAGGCCCGTGGGCTACGTATCCGAGACGACGATGATCCGTTGCAGCCCGGGGAGTTCCGTGACGTGGACGCACCCGGTGGGGCTATACGTGACAGCCTTATGCCGTTGCCTTTTAAGGGGCCTGACCAGACGTTATTCCAGCTTTTGGGCTTCGTTGTAGACGCTGGTCAGCGTTTTGCCACCATTACTGACATGAAAATTGGTGACGGTAACCAACAGGCGGCGGTAGGCACAACTATTGCCCTGCTAGAACAGGGTTCCCGCGTGATGAGCGCGGTGCATAAGCGTTTACATTACGCTATGCGGCTTGAGTTTAAGCTTTTATCCAGAGTTATGTCCGAGTTTTTGCCTCAAGAATATCCTTATTCTGTTGAGGGTGAAGACTCTTCTGTCATGGCGTCAGATTTTGATGACCGTATTGACGTAGTTCCGGTGTCTGATCCGAACGTATTTAGTCAGGCTCAGAGAATTGCACTAGCTCAGACTAAATTGCAGTTGGCGGGTGCGGCTCCGGATATGCACAATATGTACGAGGTATATCGGGACATGTACGAGGCACTTGGAGTTAGGGACACAGACCGTATTATGAAGCGGATTCCTGACGACGAGCCGACACCAAAAGACCCTGCTCAAGAAAATATAGATGTAATGGACATGATCCCGCTACATGCCTTTGAGGGACAAGAGCATCAGTCGCATATCATGGCTCATATGGTTTTTGGTACAAGCCCGACTGTTGCCGGGATGCCGGGAATGGCTATGGCCTTGCAAAAGCATATTATGGACCATGTGCGTATAATGGCTCGGGAACAGGCGGCAGTACAGTTTATCCAGAGTAGGCAAGCGGTTGGCGGAGAAGCGGCCACCGAAGAAGAAATGCTGCAAATTGAAGGGCTTACAGCACAGTTCGTTGCTGAAGGTATGAAGATGGTTAAGCAGATGTCTGCTGAAGTTTCTGGTCAGGGCCCTGATCCGTTGGTTAAGCTTAAAGAGCAGGAGCTACAAATTAAGGCGCAGGCCGAGCAGGCAGATGCCCAGAATGACCAAGCACGGCTCAACCTTGATGCGGCTAACCAGCGGATGCGAGCGGATCAGTTCCAGCAGCGCCTTTCTAGCCAAGAGCGTCAGACCGCGGCGCGTATTCAGTCTGCTATGGAACGGGAGATGCTAAAACAACGGGGAGACTAGATACTCATTAGTTTAGCTTGGGGGCGAAATGATAGCAGAAACATTGGCTGGTATAGCACTGGTCAAATCCGCGGTTGATGGAATTAAATCAGCCATCAACACGGCCAAGGACGTTGGCGAAATAGCGGGTTACGTTGACCAGCTTTTTGAAGGTGAAAAGCAGGTCCAGCAGAAAAGAGCTAAGAGTGCGTACCCCGGGATTGGAG